ACTTCTGAAAACAATAATGTATAATTACCATTTGCCATTTTAAAATTCTCCAATTTGTTCAGTTAGACTTTTCAGTCTTCTATCTATAAAATAATTTAATAGTTTACTTCTGTCACCACAAGTAGCACTCTTAAAATCATCTAAGATATCGCCTTCTAATTCCTCTGGTATATTATCCAAATTAATTAGTTTGTCATTCCTTTGATAATTTCTTTTCACTTCATCATTTAAATCATCAATGTCTTGAGCCAATATACTCTGCATCTTTTTAGATGTCAAGGGTCTTTGCCTTAAATCATCTGTAAAAGTATGGTCTGGCGATAATACATTTGGTACACCATCTGATTTATCACCTTTTAGTATATGTTCTTTTATATAGACAACCGCGTCAATGCCATTTACATGTTTTTTCGTAATTGGACTATATTGTCTTACATTCTCATACTTTTGTAATTGTATAAAGTCTTTATCACCTGATACAATCATGATTTTTTCACTTTGATAATGTTTACATAGTATTGCAATTACATCATCTGCTTCTGCCCCATGAGTTTCTACAACTTTGTAGGGTAGAAATTCTTTTATCTCATCTTTAATCTGATTCAGAACTCCAAATATTGAATCCCAATCTTTACTATCTGCTTCTCTACTTTTTCTACGACTATGTTTATATTGTGGAAATACTTCTCTACGCCAATATGCTCTTGAATCGTAAGTAAGAACTATTTCACCATAGTCTTCATTAAACATTGTTCTATACATTCGTACAGAATTTAATATCATATGTCTGACCATTTCATCATCTAACTCACCTTTATTCATGTGCAAGTGCATCATTAAAGATGCTAAAGAGATTTGATTCATGTCAACTAATATCATGAAGCTTTACTCAAAATAGGATTAGGTTTTGAAAAAGATAATACTTCGATATCATATTGGACTTCTTTTTCTGAACCTAAATCTTTAAATAATAAATCTAATCCATTTCTAATACTTGTTTGATAAGGATTATCACCAGACAAGTCATCCCATCTCTGTTTATATTCAGCTGAATTATGATATATGTAAAATTTAATATACTTTATTTTATCAAAGTCTAATTTAAGAAAATCTCTTTGAAATAAATCTTGCCATTTAAAATGACCTGATGAAAAACTTGTGGCCCATGTTGAATCTGTGCGACCTTGTTGCACTGCATCTTTCAACTCTCTATATTCTTCTGAATTATTTTCTTTAGAATATGATATAATTATATGACCTGGTGGAAGTATTTGTTTAGCTTTGAAATTACTTGTGGCCTTTTTCATCCTATTTGTTGCTTTTATTCTAGTAAGATTAAATTTATCACATAGTAAATCATAGTTAGTATCAGAATGAATATCAATATCTTTTTCTTCTTTTCTTCTAATTAATAAATTTACATAATAATCATCTGGCATTGATAAACTAGGTTTAGATGCAGCTGGGTTTTGTGAGGCACAAAAAGTTTCTAGACTTAAATCATCATATTTACTCCATATTTTTTTAGGTATCACATGGCATTTAATATCTGATATATCAAAATTTTTAGATGCTCTACCAGCACCATAGAGTGTATGATTACCATTTCCCAATGTATCATCACCATCATCAGCCATACCTTCAAATATCAGTAATGGTGTCCAACCTGACATATCACCACGAAGCTCTTCTATTTTTTCTCCTAAATCTCTGGCGTGACTAAGGTCTAATTCTTTTTCTCTTACTTGATATCTTTCTTTCTCTTTTAATTCTTTATATGAAATAGTTTTTAAATATTCTCCACTTTCAACTGCCTCATAGAGTAAATCTAAATTGTCTGTTTTTAAAAATTTACTACCACCATTTGTTTTATTGTAATACATAGGATTGTTTTTTGCATCAACCTCTTTTAACATTTTATGTTCTAAATATGTCATATCTTCTTTTGTACCTGTTGCTATTAATTCTATATCATAATCATATTTTGATAAATCTTTTTTCATCTGTTCATCTTCTGATGAATTAAAGTATGAATCATTAAATAAACCTTTATGATAACCAATGTAAATTTTTCCAATAATTTTTACTGTTATTTTATATACATATGCCTCGTAATTATTCATATTAAATTCCTGTTTAGAAAGGGTGACCCGAAAGTCACCCCACTAATTCTTAAATAATTAAGAAGCGTATCCTACGCCATTACCATAAAGTGCTTTGATTCCAGCAGCCACGATAGTTTTATCTGCTCTGCCGTTCATCAATACTGCACCTACACCAGCATTAATAATTGCTTGTGTTGGTTCACCCATACGATATGATGTACCATCAGCAGTTTTGTTGATGTATATCATGTGACCTTGACTTCTTAATTTATCCACCATTGCTTGTGGTGAAGTTAAGTCAAATGTTGTTCTTAATTGTGTCCATGTAATTACATCCCCTCTTTCGAACGCATTAATTACTCTTTGTGTTTTTGATAGTTTCTTTCTACCCATATTATAATCTCCTATGATTATTATTGTTTATAACTAAGTTAGAGCCTCGTATAGTCATATCGGCTATTACATTATTGTAATTCTTTTTAATCCTTATCTTCATCATCATCATCTTTACCATGAAGTTTTTCTGTTCTCAAATTGTGTAAAGAACCTTTATTCTTATCCCAATCTGATATTTCATCTGGGTCAGTTTCTAATTCTAAATCTGATTCAAATGATATCTCTGTTTGATTATCATCTTTAATATCTTCTGCTATTCCAACTAATTCTGATAATAATGGTGCATCAAATCTTGAATAATATACATCTGTGTTATCTTCTGATTCAGTAGGTGATGGTGCCATTATATTATCAAGTAATCCTTGTATGATATGTGGTAATTTTTCTTGTCTTGATATAGTACCTTTAACTGTTTCAGATAAAAATCCAATGTCTAAACTAAATCTTTCATCTGTAATATCATAACCATATTCACTAATCGTATGAATTAATTGTACCATAATTTTTTCAGTTATAATTTCTACTCTATCAAGTTTTTCTTGATATTTTTTGTGAGTATTATTTTTATCTAAAGCTTTATCTAACTTTTTCTTTGCCCACTCACCATTATTTTCTACTGGTGCATCACCCCAAGGGCCTACTACTACATTTGTTTTATCATCTTTTTTATCTGTCATGATATAATCTTTTTCTCGACTGGTACAACTGCACCTATATATTGTAAATAATTATCTCTAATTTCTGACTTAGGTTCATTGACTGTTATTATATTTTCTTCTTTAATATCAAATTCTTCATTCTCAGCAAATGGTATGAAAGGTGAAAAGTATAATTTACTCTCTTGACCTGAACTCTGATTTTGTTGCATCGGTATAAGTACAAAAGGTTTTTTTATTGTAGTGACTGTTTTATCATTATCTGAATATTGTTGATTAGTCACTTCTGCTACAATGTCCTCGCCTGTAGTAAGGCGTAATAATTTTACATCTGTCATTTTATCTTCCTGTTTTTTTTCTATAGTTTCTTTTATAATTGTGTAACCCTGGTGTTTCTCTAAGTTTCCTTAACCATCTTTGTCTACCTGCAGACTTAGCCAATCTATTCTTTTCACTTTTCTTAGTGTAAAATTGTCTTTCGTTTGCCTCGTTAAGAACTCCAGCTTTAAGAATTTTCTTTTTGAATATTCGTAATGCTTTACTTATATCATCACCATGAACTCTTACACCTAACCCAGATACTTTTTCTTCTGGTTGTTTTTTCTTAAAGTTTCTTTTCTGTTCAAAATTTCGAACTTGAAAATTTTGTCTAGGTTTACCTGAACTACCTTTCATTAATACCTCTCTTTATAAATTTGGTCAGTCATTTGATAAACAACTGCCAAGGCATCATACTTGTTATCAAATCCTAACATTCCTAATGTGTCTAAATTGTTATCTAAAATTTCTAGTGCATCATCTTCTGATATGTCACCACCAATTAGTTTATCAGCAGTAACATTTAGAATATTTTCAGCATCATCCATTATCATTCCTTTTACAGCACCCATAATTAAGCAACCTCCAACATTGACATTGGTACAGAATATCTACGACCTTGTATATCAACTGTACATCTTTTTTGTTTAATTTTGATAAGTGTACCCAACTCTCTTTTAGTCTTTTGAACTACATACACTTGTTGACCTTCTTGTAATGATGACTTTGCATTCATCACTTGCACATCACGAATAAAATCTATCAGACTATTCAACTCTGATAAATCCATACTCATTATCTCTTTTCTTATACTCTCTTTCATAATTTACCTCTTTTATTTAATTTACATGACCATCTTAACATATCCATACAAGATATGTCAAGGGTTATTTTAATACTTTGAATTTGACTTATGTCCTTGTTCCCAAATTTTCTTTTCCCTTATTTCTTTATCAAATATTTTTTTATTCCAATATTTTCGAATATGAGAATAATTCTCATCTAGATATATCATACAAGTCCATACATTAGGGAATTGT